AGTTTATTAAGTAGTTTTACACTATCTAATTCCATAAACGTCTTCTGAGTTTCCTTGCCAGAACATTCTCTTAGTACGTCAAAATCAAGTCCATACTCTAGTGCCTTATCCTTCTTCATCTGTTTCTTGCCATAATATTTTGAAAACAAATCACTACAAGTAAGTAGATAACGAATACCACCAAATTCTTCAAAGAAATCGAGTTTAATCAAGATTTCAAGTTTTCTGCTATCAACTTTGAGGTCAGAAATTCTTGCCAATAAGTCAATAAATGTATTAAATTTCTCATCTTTAATGGAATATAAATCATTTGCAGCGTCTTCATTTAGGAACTTTACAGAAGCAATACCCTTGTAAATACCATCTTTATCACAAGAATACTTTGCAGTAGAATGTCTGAATTTGATGCTATGAATTGTAATACCAAGTTGTTTTGCTAATTCTGTACCAAGCATAATGTCATCTTCATTATTGGCATTATTTAGATACGCAGTAATAAATTCTTTCGGATAATAATATCTGAGATAAGCACACATATAACCAATCATTGAGTATCCTGTTGAATGGTTAAAACCAAACTGGTAATTAGAGCTGTCCTCTATAATCTTCAAAAAGGCTTGTGCTTCTTTTTCTGCAATTTCTCTAGGCTGAGAGGACATGTTACAATATCCTTCAAGAATAGATGGTAACGCAGCTTCAAGACGATCTTTTTGTTTACGTCCAATAGCTCTACGAATATTATCAGCATCGCTACCACTCAAGCCACAAATATTTGTAAGGAATTTAATTGTATCCTCCTGAAATATAAGGAATCCATGATTATCTTCCAACAATTTATCAATCAACTCTGATGGATTTTTGTTCGGTTCATGAGCTAATAACCTATCTCTATACGATTCTCCTGAAGGTCTGATTGAAGCATTTACAAGTGACAAGTCATTTACGCAATGACATTCAAACTTTTTCATTGAATCGTAAGCAAATTTTGATTCAAACTGAAATATTCCTACTGGGCTATCTGCTATATGCGCCCAAACCTTTTCATCATTCCAGTTGACTGTATGGGATTTCGGATACGGAATATGTGCTAATTCACATGTATCTTTGATAATTTCTATGTTTTTCAGACCAAGCAAATCGTATTTTACGAGGGATACTTCATGAATTTCTTCCATATTAATACTCAAAATACGTTTACCATCCTTAGACCAGAATGTTCCATAATTATCAGGTAGTGTTACTGGACTTACAATAATACCTGCTGGATGCATCGACTGAGAAATTGCCGTTCCTACAAGACCGTCAAAATAATAAAATAACTTAGGATATTGTTTTTCTTTTAAGTCCTTCAAAGACTTTTCGTTATACTCAAGTTTACTTTTAAGTTCTTCCAAGTCTTTTAAACACTTTTCATTATTTTCATATCCATCAATAGATTCAATTTTCTTAATCTTGTCATTGCAATCAGTAATACCATCGGTAAATAATGAATACTGAGCTTTTACTTGCTTGACATCTCCAAGTGGCATATTTAAAGCTCGTCCAATCTCATCAATAGTACCTTTATCAGAAATTGTACCGATGGCTAATACATAAGCTGTTTTATCAGCACCAAACTTTTCAATGATATGCTCATATACTAAATGTCTTTGTGATGGTGCAATATCCAAATCAATATCACCAATCTCTTTTCTATCCTCATTGGCAAATCGAGAGAACACCGTATTCCATACTACAGGGTTTACATCAATAATATCTGTTAAATATGCAATAGTTGAACCACCAACAGAACCTCTACAAAAACCAATTGGTATACCATTATCCCAACACCAACATACCAATTCTGACATGAAAAGCATGAATCCAACCATACCAATCTTCTTGAATACTCGAAGTTCTTCTTTTATATTCTCCTCATATCGTGGATCTGGTTGAATAATTCCTTTGTCAAGCTTTTCATGATACATTCTATAGATACGCTCTACAAATACCTCTTCTTCATTGTCATAGAGAATCGGATATTTAAAAGCTGTATCTAATTCGTAATCTGTAACAGAATCAGCCATACGGTTAGTGTTCTCGATAGCTTCCAACACAACATTCATAGGTAAAGAGCCTTGCTGTTTGAACATATCAACTAACTCGTCATACGATTTATATGTAAGGTCAAATTCATCTTCGTTTGAAAACTCAATATGTTTTGCTTTCTGAAGAATACTCCTACACTCAGCCTTGTAACTATCAATACTATGTGTATCTGTTCCTGCTATTAAAGGCTTGTTGTATTTCTTTGATGCCTCATAAAGCATTTTGTTATATCGAATCTGATCCATAGACTTAACATGTGGCTGAATTTCATAATAGTCATATGTTTTCATCAGTTTGTCATATACAATCTTTGCATTTTCCAATTCTGATTTTGCTTCTTCTATCTGTAAATCAAATGCATTATTGGATTTTTCAATACATTGTTCTACATATATTTCATAAGATGTGTTATGAATAATTGTGTCATCTTCAATCCACTGATTTCTTGCAGCTTCTGAATTTAGTTCTGTATAAAGTCTGTTAGCTTCTGTTTCTTTATTTTTTTCTAATTCAGCTATTTTTTCATCAACCTGTTTTCCAATAAAATTAGGATATTTACTCAATGGAGATGCAAGACATGCAGAAATTTTAATGACATTATCAGAAATATTAAAAAATTCATCGAATGTAATTCTTGGCTTATAGTACATATGGTCTGATTGTGTAGACAAGTCAACCAATGTGTTTATTTCTTTTACACCTTCAAAATTCTTTGCTATAAGAATTGTATGGTAATTATCTCTTTGTTTTGGCTCAAGCGCTGCGGTCAAATAAACCTCAACGCCATGTAGATATTTTAAACCTTTGCTATTTGCATACATTTTCTTCTCAATATTATTGTAAATATTGCCATGCTCTGTAAAACAAATAGCTTTCTGTCCAAGTTCTACTGCCTTGTCTACATATAACTTATAATTTGTACAACTATCTAATAAAGAATCTTCTGTATGCAAATGATATACTGTATAGTTACTGATAATATCACCTCCTACTCATATGAGTCAGTTTCAGGGTTATAATGTCTATTGTCGATTTCATTCTTCTTGCTCGTTGGTTGTGGTTTGTATTCACATGCATGATTTCTCTGACCGCAAAGATAATGACAATAGTAATAATCTGGATTAGGTCGCCACTCTTTTTCTTTTTCAATCAGTTCAAGAGTATCTTTTGCCCACTGAATAGCCTCATCGTACTCTTCTTGAACCCAAGGCACTTCTATCCACTTTTGATCCTTAAACATGTTCCATTTAAGTTTTGAAACAGAGCCATATTCTTTTATTACAGGGATTGAATATAAATAAAGCTGTCGTTTGAAATCTAAGAAGTGCTGTTGGTCAGATTTGCTAATCTTACCATTTTTCAGAATTTTAATACTTGCGGATTTATGGTCAATAATAATAATCTCACCAGTTTCTTTATCCTTTACAAGTAAATCTATATATCCGATAAAATCCTTGTCGTTAATTTTAAATTCTACTTTTTTCTCAACTCCAAGAACTTCATATTTTTCTAAATCAAGGTCAATGTTATCAAGGTAATCAATACCTTTGTCATAATATGATTGCCTAATATTTACGAATTTATTTGGTGGAGCATCGTGAGGAACATCCTCATCGAAGTGTTCCTCATAATACTCATTCAATTCAAACAAGGAAAGTTCACCCTTTTCATATTTTTCAAGGATTTTATGAATAAGTGAACCATATTCTCCAAAAAAACCATTCTCAGATTTATTACATTCTAAGTAATGGAGTTTCCATTCGTAAGGGCAATTATAATATGAATTCAGTCTTGAAAACGACCATTGCATCGTTCCAAGTAAAAAATCTAATTCTTCATCCATCATAATAATTTATTCTCCTTATTTGTCTGGAAATGTGTTATCTATGCTTCTGTCAACATATGGAAGCCTGTCGGTATATACATTGTCATCCCATGCAAATTTTGCGTCATATTCATCGTAATCTGTATAAAATCTACGTGATGTCAGGTCATACCATAATCCCATCTGGAAGTCTGCCTTGCCAAGTAATCTGTCTTTTATTACAGTTAAAACCACATCGTAGTTATGCCATTTAGATTTCGGATCATTTTTCTCTTTTTTGGAAACTCTTCTAAGACCTATGGATCTCATAGCAAGATTGATAATATTAGAAGTACCAGATATGTCATACATTTCAATATCAGAATTTGTATCTTGTGTTTTTCTTGGATGTGCTATCAGAACAACAGCCACGTTGAATTTAGCAGTAAACTTAATAAGTGCATTTATCAGATTTGTTTGTGCCGTATTTTTGTCACTTTCAGAACAATTCAAGTCAATCATCATAAGATTGTCAAGTACAATCAGCTTGCATCCAAACTTTCTAACACATTCTTCAGCAGATTTTAAAACTGAATCTACATCATTTGGCTCATCATCTCTATAGATGAAAAGCTTCTTATTATAATGTGCTTGCATCTTCTTTTGTATTGCTTGTGGAACTATGTAATATTTACGGTTGTCTCGACTTGTCCTTTCAACCATATTTCTTCTGCCAGCGATAATTGTATTAAACCAGTTTGCACTCATTCTTTCTGGCATTTCCTTGCTAAACAAAAATACAGGACTACCATCATCAATAGTCCTTGCTATTGTCTGATCAATAATACTTGTCTTACCACTACCAGGTCTTCCTGATAATACCGTCAATGTTCCATAGAAGATTTTTAACAACTCATCGTCTAATGGTTTAATGCCAGTTTTTACACCATCCATCTGAGAAATATCAAGTTCCTCAATCTCTGAATAATCAACAACACTTTTTACAGGAACATCTTTTGCTTCTGAAATAAGATTCATAACAAATTCTTTTCCTCCAACTTGTAAACAATCATTGGTATCCTTTAGTGGAACTCTCTTACCATTCTCTTTTTCAAAGAATTCAGGTGTTGATATATATTTTGTTCGCCATGTACCAAGACGATAAATACATTCTTTTCTCATTTTAATGCCTGCTTCATCGTTGTCAGACCAGATAATAATAGATTCAAAATTGTTTAACCAATCCCAATTTTCTTCAATCCAATGAAGATTGCCAGCACCAAGAGGAACACTTACTGTATTGATATATCCTGCCTCAATAGCACTCGCACAATCTGTCTCGCCTTCTGTTATAAGTAACGGCTTTGACGTATTAACTCTATTCATATTAAACAAAAGTGCTGATGTATCAGCATCTTTTTGACACCACGTTTTAGGCTGACCAGAATGTTTTTCAACAGTTCTTGCAGGTCTATACTTAACCATAGTCAAAACATCATTTGTATCATAAAAGTTAAATACTCCGTTACCATGTGAATCCTCTCGAATATCCAAATAGTCAATTACATTTTTTGAAATGCCACGCTTTCCCCAATAGTCAACTACATGCTCTTTTTCATTTATTGGTTCTTCATGTGGATATTTATAATTGTGACGAGTTCTTACATCCT